CAGACCTTATGATTTTAGTGGAGGAATAAGCTATGGCAGAAACATATAGACTGACTGGTGATGATACCTTCGTTCTTTGGGACAGGGTTATTTCCGACTTGGCAGATGGAAGCGTTGTGAATATCGTTGCAGATAACAACATTGCTCAATCTGTTGTGGGTAAAAACGGAAACATCATTATTGCAAAAGACGAACAAGGTAAGAAATGTACAGTTGAGTTGCGTGTCTTGAAGGGGTCTCCAGATGACCAATTCATTATGACATACTACAAAACATACGAAATCGATTCTGCTTTGTTTATTGTTGGTAATGGTTCTTTCAGCAAACGCTTAGGTGATGGTTTTGGTAACGTCGTGTATGATACACGTTATCTGCGTGCTGTTCACTTTACAAAAGCGCCTTATGACGCTATGCAAAACGTGAACGGTGAAACAGACCAGGCCGTTACTGTTTACACATTCCAGGCGATTGTGGACAGAACTTTGGGTTAATAATTATATTCGTGGAGGTATAACATGGAATATAAATCAGAAGCAACTGGGGCGAGGGTTGTAATAAACCCTTGCTCCTTTATGGAAGCGTTCAAGTTAAAATCTGTTCTTGAAAGAGCGCTTATGTCAACGGGCAAAAACATTGAAGAACTGTGGAACGAAGATTTGGCAACGGTTATTTTCGTTGTTGATGGTTCCGAAGAGGTTATGCAATGTTTATTTGAATGCCTTAGAAAAAGTTTGTACAACGGAAACGCTATCAAGCCAGAAGTGTTTGACGACGTCAAAGCAAGGGAGGACTTATACGAGATTTTCTTTAGCTGTATAAAAGTGAACCTCTCCCCTTTTTTGAAGACAATCCTTTCAAAGTTAGGAATAAATGTTCCTCTGGACAAATTGAAAGGAGCCCTGACACAGAAATTAGCGACTACTTCGGATTCGTCTGCTGCACTATCGCAAAGCAAGGGTATTTCGGCGGAGACCCAGAGCGAGTAGCTAACGCTTCTGTAACATCTGTTGCGTCCGTTTTGCACTTTATAAGTTTCGAAACGGACTACAAGGAAACATATAGGGGTTTGAATGAAAGTCGGTAGTTTATTTGCTGAGATTGGGTTTAAGGTTGACCAAAGCGGACTTGATACATTTTCAAGCGCCCTTAAGGCTTTCCAAAAAACGGTTAGAAGTGGCCTTAAAGACCTAAAAGAATACGCTCGTGCTGCTCGAGAAGTTGCTCAAGCAATGAGAGAAGTGTATTCACCAACTCAAGTGGAAGCACGCTCAAGATATAGGGCTGAAACAGCACACATGAGAAGCCAAGCAAGGGTAAACAATGCTTGGGCAAGAAGAGAACGCTCTATTAACATTGCTGGGGCGGCCGATTCATATTTGAAAGCACAAAGAGCTAAATTCTTTGAACAAGACTCTAACACTCGAGCTTTAAATGCCCAATCTCGCAAGAGGATGTTAGACCAAAAAGGAAAGGGAATAATTGGCGTTCATACTGGCAGGTATAGTTCTGGTATTTTAAGCATCCTCAAGGGAATTGCTGGTTTTAATATCGGAGGAATTATGGGGGGTCTCGCTGGACTTGCGGGAGCTTCCCATCCAATAGTCGCCGCTATTACTGCTGGAGTAAAAATTCTTCTTAGCGGAATAAGATGGTTAGGCAAAACGATTAGAGAAGGAATGCGCGTTGGTTTGGCTTATAGAGATTATATGAGCTTTACCGGTCGTGGAACTCAAGGAATTGCTGGTATATTAGCTGCATCACTTGGAACAACGTCAATGAGACCTGCAGATGTTATGAAAGACATATCAGACCTTGAGACAAGCTATTGGGATATGTGGTTTGGTCAAGGCAATCCGCGTGCTTGGCAGATGGCCGGCATGTTGCCAACAGGGCATGGAGAAACAGACCTTAAAAACATTTTGTCTTTTGTTTATGGGGCTTCTGGTCAATTCCAAAACAGAGGACTAGCTAAATCTTTGCTAAAACAGTTTGGTTTAAGCGAAGAGTATATTCAAGTTATTGAAAACCTTGTTAGGAACAATCCAAACCAGACATTAAAAGACCTCTTATCAAAGACAAAGGAACAAATAACAACCATTGAACATGGAAATAAAATCCTTCGTGAATATGACGAAAGGATGAATCAGATTAAACTAAAAATAACAGAGGCTATCATAGACTCCAATTTGCTTGACCTGCTTGAAAAGTTTGCTGATTTAATTTCATATATTATTGACAACATTTCTGAGCGGCTTGGTCTTGAAAGCAACGAAAAAAGAGAAAAGAGAAGAGCAAAACAAGGAAAAGCGGCAACATTACTGGAAGATGTTTCCTATTACGCAGATATGTGGATGGGTATTCCGAGACTTATAAATTCTGCTTTTACTGGTGATTGGGGTTCTAATTCTTTAATGAGACACATGTTAGGAACTGGCCCCGGAACAACCAACAACATTACTTCTAATGTAACAAACAATACAACCGTTGCTTCCGTAGATGATGCTGTTGATTACAACGAAAAGAGCAGAAGAACGTCACTTGATAACGCGTGGTGGGGCAGGAACGAGTATAATAGCCCAGACAGAACAGCAATAGCTTATGGGGAGACCTAAAAATGGCAGATTTATCTTGGTTGCATTCTTTACAAGAATTTGGAGAAAACTGGGGAGATAAAGCCCAGGTGTCTTTTGATAACATTGTTAGCGACATTAAGGATTGGTTTTTAGAACCAAGGGACAGTGAAATAAAAGACTTACATTTACACATCCGTGGAACCGAAACGATGTCTCTAAATGCAGACGTTACAGATTACTATGTTGAAAACAATATAGCATATCAAGACCATATTGCACTAAAACCAAAAGTATTTACAATAAGTGGCGAGGTCGGCGAGCTTACTTGGTTTAGAAAAGATGAAAAAGAAACAGCGTGGGCAAACGATGGTATCTTTTCTGCCGTTGAACAGAAGTTATATCCTGTTGTTTCGTTTTTCCCTCCAGTTGCAAAGCAGGCATCTGCAATACAAGAAAAGGCTCTAAAAATAATGGGTGTTGTCGATTCGCTTGATAACTTTGCAAACCGTTTTTGGAACCTGTTAAGCAATGATGATGTCGACACAGAACAGAAGAAGAGTTTTAAATATCTAGCAGCCCTTTGGCAAGCGAGAATACCTATTGACATTAGAACTCCGTATGGAAAGATTAGAAACTACGTTATACAGAGTATTGAGTTCACTCAGCCAGATAGAACAGTTGATAAATCTCAAGTAAAAATTTCTTTTAAAGAGTTTAAGACCGTTATTGAAAAAAGAACAAGGGTTGACCAAAGCAAATATCAAGGCAGAAGCTCTGCACAGCAAGCAGCAAAGAAAAACAAGGGAACAACAAGTGGCGTTAAACTTGACTATGTTGAGTGTAAACCAGGAAGTATTTATGTTGATTCAGAAACGAAAAGAACCGTAGTCGTTGGAGGTTTGAAAAAATAATGCAAAGAATTACAACAATAGATGGTGACGCATTTCAAGAAGTTTCTTATATTCTTGATTCTGGAACAAAGGCAAAAATAACGCTAAGATTTTTGCCGACGCAACGTCGTTGGCTTCTTGATGTTTCCGATGATAACGGTTTTGAAGTTCACGGGCTATATGTTTGTTGCTCACCGAATCTTTTAGATAAATGGCACAACGTGATAAAATATGGAATATCTGTAAGCACGGACGATATGGTTGACCCTTATCGACAAGAAGACTTCCAGAGTGGGTACGCATATTTAGCAATGTTAGATAGCGAAGAACAGGATGCAATAACGAGGTATTTGGATGGCGTATAATCTAAAATACATACTTACGGTTACACCTATTACAAAAGAGGGGAAGGCGAAGGGAAAATCCATAGTCATTAAAGACCCTCTTACAATTCGTTTTGACGTAAAAAGAATGCCATTTATGGGCGACAGTTGTGCAACGATAGATATTTATAATTTACAGCCAAAGACGCGAGCTGCCTTGTTTTTAGATTATTTTGATTTTCAAAACATACAAAAGGTTACGCTTGAAGCTGGCTATCAAAACGGAAAATTCGACTTGATTTATAAGGGACGGGTTGTTACTTGCCGCACAAGAAAAGAGCGGACAGAAACGGTTACAAGAATAGAAGCTCAATCTGGTATGTTTGTTCTCGATTCGTACATTAGCGAATCCATGTCTGATGGGCAGCTTACATCAGACGTTGTCAAAGAAGCTCTTTCAAAAGTAGATGGATTTGATTCTGCGTTTATTCAGCCAGAGGCCGTTCAAATGCCAAGACCAGTTGCCCTAAAGGGAAACGAAATGGCAGTTCTTCAAACATATTCAAAAGGCAAACTTTTTGTTGATAATGAGAAGGTTATATCTATTGACGAGAACACTTGCATAGATGGAGATGTTCGCGTTATAGACGACGAAACTGGTTTACTTGGTGTTCCGGAAAGGGAACAAGTAACGCTGACGGTAAACTGTATTTTTGAACCAAGAA